TCCGGACGGCTCTTCTTTTCGCGCCAAGTCGCCAACTTGGCGACTTGTTCCACCTTACCCGTGCAGCGCCGCCAGCAGCCTCTTGACCGTATCAGCAAAGGTCACGCCGAGCGCCGCACCGCCGATGCCGATAACGCCGAGAGCGCCCATCCCCATCAGCTTCCACTTCCGCACGTCCTCGGTCACCGGCTTCATCTCTGAAATGTCGCCCTGCATTGCCGTGGTCGAGCCTTCGAGCGTCCCAACCCGTTCGACCATCTCGTCCAGCCGCCGGTGGATCGAGGCCCGGCTGGCATCGGACTTGTCTTCCGACCTTCGAAAGTCCTCCCGAAGGTTCTTCACCTCTGCCAGCAGCGTCCCCAACTGCTGGTGAACGATTGCATCTGATGTCATTCCTGCCCTTCCCCGTGCCTGGAGCATTCCCCCTTCGTCCAGACCGCCGCGGCGCAAAGGCCGACGACGGTCCGGTCGATCTTCCTTTGGTCCGCCGGCGTCGCCCCGCGCGCGCCGATCAGATCAGTTCCGACGACGCGGCGCAGCCCGTCGACACTGGCCGGCGCCGAAGTCCCACACGCCGCCCCCATCGAGGCAACGGTCATAATCACTGCGGCGAGCGTCCGATTGAGAAGCCGCTTCATTGTTCTGCCTTTCGATGGCGTTCTTGACGGATTCGGCGCCATCCTCGCGGATCTCGAGGACGGCCCAGGCGATGACGGCAAGCACAAGCACGCCGCCGAGGATCTTCGGCCAGAGGAGGTTCAGCACGAGCGCCACTCCCCATCGGTCAGGAAGCCGTGCCAGTGCCCCACGTGATGAACGCTTGGCACAAGCGTCGGCGCGTCTGTGGAGCCGTTCCACGACCAGGACGGCTTGTCGGTCGCCGGCTTGAACCCATTGCCGACACGCAAGACGCCGGCGGCGCCGCAGCCGCAGGGGCAGCGATACCAGAGGATCTGCACGCCACCGGCATCAGGCTCGTCAACGAAGAAACTTCCCGGCTGGCTGCTGGCGTCCTCGTGGAAAGCGTCCTTGTGGACATGGACAGCCTTCACCATCACTTCAGCCCCAGCGCGTTGCGCACCGCCGGCATGGAGCTGATCGCATAGATCGCGAAGCCGACGATTGTCGCGAGAATGGCTATCTGCACCCGCCAGTCGAGCGCCACCAGGTTGAGCTCCTTGAGCGCCGTGATGATTGTCCCGCCGGCGGTCAGCAGCCACGTCCAGAACCGGCCGGATTTGCCCACCGGCTTCGGTTTCGGCTTTGGCAAGGGCGCAGACGCCGGCGCGACCTCTCGCTCTTCCTCGACCTCATGCGGCCGCCGCGCCACATCGAGCACCTGCCGCAGGACCGCCTCGATCTTCTCCGGCTTCACCAGCGCCTTGTTGAGCCCATCGCCGGCATAGTAGGACTGCCCGCGCCTCACATCCCGCTCGCTTCCCCTGGTCGCCGCCAGCACCGGAAACGAAGCCCATTCCATCGCCAGCCTTTCGGCGAACTCGACGAGACCGATCTTGCCGACGATAAAATCAGCGTAGCCGCGGCGCACGAGCAGCCGATAGCCAAGTCGGTCCTGCAGATCGGGCGTAAACCGATCCGTTTGCTCGATCGACGGCATTCCCTTTGCGAGGTCGATCAACGTGTGTCGCATGAACTGGTATCCGCCGGCCGCGCTCGACTTGAAACGTTTGGACCAGCCCTTCTGCGCATCGACCACTTCGCCATAGGTCATGGTGGTCAGCGGCTGCGGCAGTTTGTCCTGATTGTGGCCGTAGATCACGTCATACGATGCGCGGTCGCTCGTGCCGACTTCCGTCTCGCGGACGAAGTCAAGCAGGATCGCCGCGCCGGGAGGCACGGTTTTGTCCATGTTTCACCTTATTGTTCGGGATGAAGTATCTACCCTATAGGCAATAAAAAACCCCGCCGAAGCGGGGTTATGTTTATGTCTATCAGGGCCGTCTATGCGAAAAATTTGTCGGCGAGCTTACTGATATGCGGATCGCCGTCCCTCAGGAACTTTTCGACCTCATCCATGTGCCAGAACGGCACCCCGACCGGGTCGTTTGTGACGGGACGATGCGAATACGTGAAAGGCACGCAGACTTCTTCCGTCCCCATATACTTCAACAGTAGCGCTGCGCGCTCCATCTTCTGTCGGTCGGGCCGCTGCCATTCATCAGCGCAAATGATCCTTTCGTAGTCGCTTCGTGACTCCGGATAGATCAACTCGATCGGATAATCGTGCTTCCCGAAGTGGCTAGCCATGACGACGGGAACGCCTTGGGCACACAGTTCGAGCGAGGACGTCCCGTTCCAGAGGACGGCAAGATCGAGATACTTGATGAGGTCCTGGTTGTTAAAACCCGTGTGCGGGAGGATCAAAACATTTTCGGGAATGTCCATATCCCCGATGAGGTCCAGCCAGTATTCATTCAAGTCGCGAGCGATCTCCGGTCGCAGCTCGTGAGGGTGCGGTTTCAGGACAATCAGGTTTGACGTCGATCGGGCGGTTGCCACCGTATGGCGAAGCCAATCGGCGATGTTCTCGTGCCCCGGGCCGCCGTCGAACGGAACAGCCATGTCGCAAAGGATCTTGCCGTAGACGCCGATGACCTTGCGGCCTGCCTGCTTTGCCCGGATCAACGTCTCCTCGTATTGAGTGTGAGATGTGTTGCCTTCGAGCCGACCGACGCGGTTGTGGTTGAGGACTCGGTCGATGTCTTCCTTGTACCGCTCATAAAGCCCGTCCTGCTTCAACCATTCCTCAAACCGATCGGGCCGCGCCAGGAAGGGCAGCCGGTACAGAGGATGCTTTGTCAGGTTGTCAAGGCTGACGGTCGTCGCAACCTTGCCCTTCAGGTTGCTGTAGTAGTTCTCGTAGGCCGGGCCCATGTGCACGAAACCGACATCATATTTCGAGGCGTGGTGGAGCGCGAAGGTTCGATACACCGAAAACGGAGCGGAATGCGAGCCAGCGTTCATGAAGCGCACAGGCACCCCACGCGACATCACATCCTTCTCGACCGCCTTACACGCACTCAACGCGCGGTCGCAGCGGACCAAGTAATGGCGGAACCATCTGAATACGCCAGGGTCCGCGAGATCGAAATGGAACGCCCGGAGCCGCTGCGTCATGATCTCGAAAATACCCTGGTAGAAATTAATCCCGCCGGAGCTGACGTTCTTCTTGGGCCAGTCGATGACCCACTCGTTTTGAAGACCGCCCATAATGTTGAAGTCAGAGTGGAGCACCTTGTCTACCACCCCAGCATGCCGGTCGAGCCACGGCGTGCCCGTTGGCTGATTTCGCAGCATCCCCTCATCGAGTTGGATAACCGCGTACCCCCGCCTCTTCATCTCGACAAGAACGGGAACCGTCATCGAAATCGTATTGAGGCACCCTGACGACCCCAGGAAAACGACGCCCTTAGGGAATATTGGCTGGTCGACCGATTCAAGAATCTTCGATGACTGAAGCAGGAATTCCACGCGGGCGTGTTCATTCCGTATTCCCGCTATCTCGTTCCTCGAGGCGCCGGTATCGATGGCAACACGCGTGGCCTCCTTCAACCACTCGTCGGCCTTTTCAAGGTCTCCGCTGTTCGCGTAGACGGAGGCGAGTTTGCGCCGGTAGCTGTTCTTTTTGTAATTATCTAGAAGGAAAAGAGCCAACGTCTCAGCAGCATCGTAATCCCTCTCATACAGATAGCAGCTCGAAGACAGGTGAAGGTAAAATTCTTCCGGAAGCTTTGCCTTCTGCAAATCCAAAAATGACCTAGCGTCTTTATACCTTGTCGCTCTCGCCAAATAGGTGAAATAGTCGGACACACCCTTCTTGAAGAAGGCCAACTCACCTTTCTGAGGCCTACCTTTCCCGAAAGCCAATGCTTTGTAGCGCTCAATATTCCTCAGGTCATCGACAGCGACAGCCATCTGGAAAAGGTTGATCAACACTCTCGACGGAGGATCAAGGCCCTCGCTACCATAGAAAGCAGATGCTTCGGCCTCAACGTGTCGGTACAAATCCTTCGCAACACGATGCTTGTCTTGCACGTGAAGGTCTGGCCGCTTCGATGGCGCCATCATCGAGGAAACCAGCAGCTGCGCGATCTTCACCAGTTCCGGAATGTCCGTCTTACCTACTTCCGCGACGAGATCATCTGAAAGTCGCCGGATCTCTTCCACCATTCTGAAATGCGAAAGGTGTGCAATCATGTGCGGCAGGAGGACCGCCGAGAATTTGTGATCGTTTCGCAGCCAACTCAGGTTGGCGCGGAAGAAGCGCCACAGAGGCATGGCATCTACAGGTTTGCGGCCGAATTTCCCCTGTTCAGCGCGGACCATCCCGTAAGCCTCGAGGAGCGGGAGAAGCTCACCGCCGGAAAATCCCTCAAGCAGTTCGGCCTTCCTGTTCAGGACCCGCTCCGCCTCATCGAACAGTCCAACGAGGGTTAGGCAGGCCACGAGATCCGGCGCGTCTTCCAAGGCGAGGCTTTTCGGATCGATGTCCTTAAGCCGCGTCAAGTTTTCGTGAGGCTCACCATCCTGGACAAGATTCCGCAACTGCCATAGCGCCCCCGCCTCTCCCTGCATCGCGCTATCAAGCAGCTTGTCGATCATCTCCGATCGGTCAAGTGTAGGGTCAGCCTCAAGGCGGGCAAGGAGATCCGGTCCGACCGGAGAAATGCCCTCATCCTGATCGTGCTCGACGGGCAATAGCGCGTTCTTTTCTTTCTTGCGACCGACCAGCAGGTTGTTAAGCGCCAGAAAAATGGACCTTTCCCGCTTCTTTAACTTTGAATTAGCCACCATCAGCCGCCGCCTCGCGTTTTTTTGGGGGAGTTACGGCGCGGGACACTTACGGCGGCATGCTTCTCTGTCAAGCTAAAACCTGCTACCAGAATGGCCACCGCTATCCCGAAAGGAGACATTGCAGATGTCGGAAGACAGGAAGATCAAAGCGCTCTTCACCCAGGAAGTCGCCGAAGAGGTGCCTACTGCGACGGAGTACGATGCTCCCGAGCCTGTGGATCAGTTCGAGGAAGACATGGAGTTTTTGAAGGAAGCGGACGCCATGGACGCTTTCGTATCCATGGCGATGCCGGATTAAGCATCGATAGCCGCGAACGCTTTCCATGTACCAGGCGAGCCGGCCGTGACGCAGATCCATCCCGCCCTGCCGCTGGCCGCGGCGCTCTTCGACCAAATGATGTCGCCTTGGCTCCAACTTCCTGTCGTCGGGGCGGCCGTTCCGAACCCGACCTTGCGGTCACCCATGCTGGCAGTTGCGATTCCGGAGGTTCCCGAAATGCGCGCGGCCAGCGATGGCCCAAACCAGTTGTCACCGATGTTGTGATCGATATCCGTCGCCGTGGATGGGGCGAACTTGTTGATCGCCGACGTTGAGGCGCGGAAGAATGCGTTACCGCGTATCGAGCAGCCTACGGCATCACCGAACAGATAGATGTTATGCCGCGCCTTCGTTGCGCCACTGTCATTGTCCTCGAACGTGCATCCCTCGACGCTGACATCGGCGCATCCGTCAATCATGCGTATGTTGTTGCACGAGCTGACATCGGTCTGTCCACTTTCGTAGAAAGCGCAGTCCTTGATCTTCAGACCGCGCGCCGCACGAGCGTAGATGTCATGCAGACCAGATCGCCAGAACCGCTTGGAAATGGTGACGTTCTCGGCGTGACCCCCGCTTGAGTTGATCAGGTAGACGCCATACTGGAACCGATCGGCAAAGCCCTTGATGTCGATGTTCTTCGTCGCCTTCTCGACGGTCGCGGCGGTTCCATTCGCGGCCGCAACAAGGCTCGGCGTGATCGAGAGGACGATGGGCGATGTCGATAGCGCCGCTCCCTTGGTGACGGTCATGGTGGAACCCGATACCGTGATCGTCGATCCGGCGACGACATCGAAATCAAGATCCGTCAACGTGACGGTCGTGTCATTGAGCGCCAGCGCAGCACCCAGGGTGTGGGCACCAGACTGCCCCGTCAGGCGCGTTCCGATGCATGAAGCGTCATAGTCTGACCGCAGGCAGTAATCCTCGGTATCGATGACGATGTTCGTTCCGCCCGCCACCTCGTGCGCGAAAGGCACGTTGGTATAGCCGCTCACCCGCACCGCGTTGCACGCCTGGATGAAGACCGCCGGCGTCAGGATGTCGGAATACATGTCGCTCTGGTGCGCGACGTTCAGCCTCTTCACGTCGATGCTCTGGAACATGCGGAAATCGAGAGCCCGTCCGCCCGTGCTCAGCGGTCCCCGCTCGACAGTGAACCCGTCGACGACGACCGACACGTCTTCGTTAACGGCATACCAAAGGGAGCCGGCGCGATCCCCCGACACGCCGCCGATGATCATCGCGGCCGTGTCGTAATTCTTGGCAGTGATGTTCTCGAAGCGGATATTCTTGCAAACCGCATTCGCGCTTTCGCCCTGAGCGACTAACGCCCCGACGTCGCCCGCCGCAACAGTGAATGGGACGCGGCAATTATGGACCGCCACGCGGGAAATGCTGATGTCATGCGCGCCAGAAAGGTAAATGCCACCAAGGCCATTATCCGGCTGGAAGGTGTCGCAAAAGATATTGTCGATCGTGAGCCGGCGAGGATGCCAGGATTGCGTGACCGCCCCGGTATCCGGAAGAGCCGGGTCGAAGTTGCCGCCCCAGTGGATCATCATGCCGTAGGAGACGAGGCCGACGATGCGCATGTTCGAGATCTTGCTATCCCGAACGTTGCCGTAGATGCCCATGATGCTGCGTCGGCCAATGCCTCCTTCGACACCCACCAGATCGACGTTGTCGACCTCGATGTTCGCATAGCTGGTGCCGCTGGTAGCGTATTCGCCAATCACGATTGCATTGTTGAATTCGCCAGAAATGGCGCCTGCAGTCGGCGTCCGCTCAATACGAAAGTTCTTGATGCTGGAACCGCTTTTCAGCCAGAAGCCCTTGTCCCCGTTTGCATCGACGCCGCCGGCAGTCGTAAGTGCGATCGTCGGCTTCGCCGTGCCGAGCAGATGGCAGTTGATCGGAATCGTCCCATTGACGACATAGGAGCTGCCAGTGTTGGGAACGATAAAGACCTTCTGCGTGAAAGAGCCGGCAAGCACGAACGCGGCAGTATCACTAGTCGATCCGTCGCCCATCGCGCCGACAGCATGGATGTTGATAACAGCGCCGTAGATCTCCCACCAAGCGCCATCGGCACTCTGGAACTTTGCCGAGTGCGAAGGCTCGGACACGACTTTCTGGTATCGCTGCGGCGCATACCGAGATGTCGTGCTCCACCGGCTGATCGTTACCTCGGACACGCCTGACAGATTTTGCAGCGCCGCAGCAGCTCTCGTCGCATATGTCGCAATGCTGCTGGCTGCGGCGATTGCCGCCGCCGCGGCAGCCTCGCAAGCCGCAAGTACCGCCGCACTTGCCTGGTCGCTCACCAGTCGGAACGTCGAGCCATCGATCCGCCCCAGCAGGATGCCGGAAATGCCGCCGGCAACCGGATCATTGCCAGCGTTGGTCTTGATCGTCAGCGCCGTGCCGCCGTTGAACGAAATCGTCACAGGCGTGTTCGTGTTCGGCTCGAACACCTTTACCCATATCAGCGCCGACTCGCTGACAGGAATGCCCGTCGTCGCCTGAATGGCGTTCGGCGTGCCAGCGCCAACATCGGTCGCGGGAATGAAGGGATACGGCAGATCGCCACGACGCGTCCAGGAACCCGTGCCCGATGCACCGATCTTCTGGTAGACGCCGTTATTGGCAACCGTCGCATCGCCCATCACCCATGCCTGCTGGTTTGCAGGATAGGTCAGCGTCGCATCCATCGCAGCTTTGGTCGCGAAAATGATGCCGCCGCCGGCCTGGAAGGCCGTGATCAGCACCTCGATCTCCGACCCCCAGACCTGTGCCTCCTGTGGCACGATCTCGCGCGGGGTGCCATCGCTGTTGTAAGGCGCAAAAACACCCTCTGCCGTCTTCGTCAAAAGAGACATTCAAATTTTCTCCGGGATTTTAGATTTCAAGAATTCAGATCGATTGGGACACATCGACCGAGAAGGTGCGCGGCGTACCCTCGACGCCGCCGCTGGTCATCGTCGTCAGCTTCCACTCGACGGTGTGCACGACTGGGCTGACATTGCCGTAGCTGTCGTTAAATGTCCGGTCCTGCCCCGGCCGCACGTCCTGCTCGTCGCGAGTCGACCAGGCGCCGAACCCGGAGCCGGTATCCACGCGCCGCTGCAGCTTGATCGAGGCGCAGCGCAGCTCATTGGCGTCGACGACCACAGCTAAGGTCCCGATGCCTTCCGTGCCGCCTGTGGCGCCGCCGGAGACCACGTCCGGCGCTGCGCAGGGGGAGTTGTGCTCGGTCACGGCAATGTGCAGCAGGTCCGAATAGTAGCTGCCGTCGTCGCCGTTGAAGATCCGGACCCTGGCGTCCGCCTCCATCCCCTCCAGGTCGTCGGCGACATAGGCGAAGGTCGCCTGCTCGGTCATTCCCGTCCATGAACCCGGCAGGCCACCGCTATACGCGCGATAGGTCGCCTCGATCGTGCTGTAGCTCACCGCCGGCAGGGAGTAGGCGATCCGAAATTCCTTGTCGCCACTGACAGGATAGGTGATTTGCAGCGCCGCCCCGGGCGCATCCGGTGTTGGCAGGGTGCTTTCATAGCCCATCTCCGGCAGTTGATCCGGCGCGTTGGCCTCGTCGGTCGCCGGGTTCCAGGCCGGCAGGGACGGCCAGACCGCGAACGGGATTTCCACCGTGCCGCGGCTGTCGTCGACGCGCGGCGGCGAAAGCCGCACCTTCTCCACATCGCCGAGATCCGGTAGTTCGATCTCGCCATAGAGCACGCCCCAGGCGGCAAGCCCAACCATGTTCATGGCAGCTACGCCGGTATCGCCGCGCGCCTGCAGGAAGAGCCGCCGCGCGATGCGCTGCGCCTGGCTTGCCGATGGGCAGAAAGGCAACTCGGCATCGAAATACTTCGTGCCGTAGCGGGTCACCTCGTCGTCGATGCGCGCCCAGGCGATGCCGGTCAGATCGAGATCGGCGAGCTCGTAATTGCGCTCCGGCGAGTAATATTTGATCCGGCAGATGTTCGGCCGCTCGACAGCCTCGGGGCCGGCCGCCCATTCGAGGTCGATGATGTCGCGTGGCTCGAAGCTGATCTCCGGCGTCGGATTGTCGTCGATCAGCTCGAGCCAGATCTTGCCCTCGGCCGTCATCCGGATTTCCGCGCCGATCGAGCGGAGAATATCCTCCATCGTTTCCTTGCGGGCGCCCTCCCAGGCCCACATGCCCCAGCAGCGCGCCCGCTTTTCCGTCCCCGTTTTCGTCGCGACGGAAACATCCGCCTTCACCGCCTGCGTGGTGATCAGCGGCCAGTCGAACCGGTCGGAGGTAAAGGCCGGGTCACGACGCAGCACATGCACGGCGCAAAGAATGCCGTTCTCGCTCCAGCCCCAGGTGTTGTCGTTGTCCGGATCGGCGTCCTCGTCGCGAGGATCGTAGATCCGCGACGCGCGCGTCACCCATTCCGTATCCGGCACGCCGCCCTGGTAGAGCGAGAGATATTTCGAGGTCGTGAGGCCCGGGTTGAAGAAGGTTACCAGCGACTGCGCGATGCCCCTCACCCGGTGCGCGCTGGTCCAAAGTTCCGGGAAGGCCGTGATCAGCGCCGGCCACGCCGTTTCGCCGCCGTTCCCTACCTTGTCCTGCCACTTCATCCAGGAGCCGCCGGCCTTCGACCATGGCGGAGAGGAAACATCGCCGTCCGGATCGACCGTCACCTCGCGGCCGCCGACGAAATAGGCCTCGACGGCATCGATCGGCCCCTGCAGCCGACAGACGAGCCGCCAGCGCGTCGAGCCATCGGTGTTGCCAAAGGCCTTCAGCCCGCCGACCCGCACCCGGCCGAGGCCCTCGATGACGGAGCTTTCGCCACTCTCGAACGTGCCCTTGGCGTCTGCCGCCTTCACCGTTCCGGTCGGCCGCTGGCCGGCGCCGAACAGCGATAGCCCGGCGAGCGCGCCGACGACGATCGCATTCGCCGCAAAGGTCGCGATCGTCCCGGCTGCCGTCGCTGCGACCGCCGTGCTCGAAAGCAGGAAGCCATGGATCGCCGTGGCGATCAGCGACACCGGGTCCGCATGCGCATGCGAGGTCATCGCGACGAACGATGCGCCGCTGGCAAACAGCAATCTCACATATTTCATAAGATCGACCAGGCCTTGACGATGATGCGGGGAACAAGAAAGGCGACGCCCGTCTCGGCCCGCCACGCGAAGTATTCCCCATGAAGAAAGATGCCGCCGACCTGCCCGTAGCGGCCGGTGTCGATTACGCCGACGTCGCCAAGCTGCGGCCGGCCAGTTTCGAAGAGACCGAAGACGCCCAACCTCTCCGACCAGAGCCGCTCCAGCGATCCGGCCTGCGCAATCCGCCGATAGGCCTCCTCGCGGCTCGACCAGCACGGCAGCTCGATCGATCGGCCATGCACCTGTTCAACCCAATCCGCCGCCCATCTGGTGCAATCGGAGACACCCCAGACGCATTCACTCTCCTGCGCTGCCTCCAGGAAGGCGCGCAGCGGATCGACGAAGTCAGTCCGCACGGATGATCTCCTGCACCTTCACCCCGACGAATTCGAGCCCCTTATCATCAGGGAAGCGGGCCTGCTGGTCAGCCGGCGTCCATTTGCCGCCGAAGGGAAAGTTCTGCGAGTGCCACAGGCTTTCGATCGTGAACGAAACTGTCCGCGCGCCGATCCCGCTCCAGCGGATTTTCGGCGAGGAGAGATAACCCGGAAACAGCTTCTTCAGCCCAGCCGACCACACTTCCTGCGTCTCCTGGTCGAAGGCGCACCAATAGACATCGGCAAGCCGTCCCTCCATCTCCCGGCCCTGATCCTTGACCGAGCGCAGGAAATCGAGATTGACGCCGGCGATGACGATATCGATCTTTGCCGCCTGCCCGAAACGCGGGTCCTCGACGGCGCCGATCGACACGATCTGCCCGCCGGCCGGGTCGGAAACCCCGCGCCACTCGAACCCGCCGACCGTCTTGCGGCCGACGCCATTGTGCAGCCGCCAGCGGCCGGAAGGCAGGTCAAGATCCGCGAACCAGGCGCGCGCAATATGCGGCCGGCGCAGGAACTCCATGTCATCAGCAGAAAACAGGTTCGCCATGATCAGTCCGCGAAATAGTCTCTGACGTCGTAGTCAAACACTTCGATCAGCGTCACGGTCTGCTCTTCGGCATAGCCGACGCCGCGCCCCGCGCTCGCCGCATCCTCGCTTTCGAGCCGCATCGCCATGGTCGGATAGAGCGTTGCGAAATCCGCGACGGTCAGCGCCTTTCGGAGCGGCGGCCAGATCCGGTATTCTCCGTCGCCGCGCTCTTCTGTCACCGTGTAGAGCCCGAAGTGAAAAGGGAAAAAGCCGAGATAGTCGCCCATCTGCAGCTGATGCCCCCAGAATTCATCCTCGAGGCGGATGATCGTCGCATCGAGCGCCGCGGCCGCGGCGATCGGCACGTTCGGCGCCGTGATCCCCCAGTTCTGCCCGTTGCTCCAGGGCTCGCCATTGCTCCAGGGCATGCCGAACCGTTCCTGCGCCGAGGTCACCGTCATGCCGGCTTCGGCGAGCGTCATCATGTCCGGATCACCGAACGGCACGCGCGTCGCGTTCGCCCCGGCATGCAGCGCCGTCACCCAGCCGCGATAGCGCCGGAACTTCGAATCTTTCGAGACCGGAAACACGAACTGCCAGCGCCAGCCGCCGAAGGCCGAGGCCACCGTCTGCGAGAAGCCGCCGATCGACGTATTCGCCGCCCCGCCGACGGCGCGAGGACCTGACAGCGGCGTCATCGAACGCGGCCGCAGCCCGTTCGGCATCGATATCAACCGTCCCATCAGGCCCTCGTGCCCCGCGTCTTCTGCGCATGCCCATAGCCGGCCACCCGCTTCGCCTCGGTCCGGTCGCGCTCCGCCAGCCCCCGCTCCAGCCGCGCGATCGCCGCCTGGTCCGCGCCACGCGCGTCGATATGGTAGACCGGCGCATATGTGCCGCCGCCGGCGCGCTGCCCCGGCTTGGTGATGCTCACGGTTTCGTTCGGGCTGGCGCGGAAGGCCACGAGCTGGCTGTCGATGCCGCCTGCCCCTCCCACCTGAAACGAGCCGCCGTTCTGGAAGCCGATCAGGCCGCCGAGCAGCCCCTTGATGATCCCGCCGCCGAAACCGCCGCCGAAGTTCATCGTCGAGAGCAGATTGGAAGCGACGCTGCGCAGTGCATCGAGCGCCACGTCGCGCCATTGCTTCGTGCCCTTGATCGCGTCCGCCAGCGACGAGCCGACGCTGTCGAAGGCGCCGCTGATACCATCGCCGAGCCCGGAGCCGACCGTCTCCATGCCATCGAACGCCCCACGGATGCCGCCGGCGACGTTCTGTGCAGTCGCTAGTACCGGCGCGCTCGAACCTTCCATGCCGAGCCCGAGGCCCTGCATGATGTTCGTGCCGATCTCAGCCATCACGCGCGACGGCGAATGGATGTCGAAGAAGCCGGTAAAAGTGTCCTTGATGCCGGTGGCGATCTCGGAAACGCTGCCCTTCACCGCCTCCCATTGCGCCTTGATGCCCTGAATGAGGCCGTTGATGATATCCGCGCCGATCTGGATCATCGCGGCCGGCAGGGCCTTGAAGGCGGTGATCACCTCGTCGACCACGCCGGAAAGCGCCGTCCGGATTGCCGTACCCATCTCCTGAAACTTCTGGATGACGGCAACGAGTGCCCGGGCATGGAGCTCGACGAAGACGTCCACGAGCTTCTTCACCCATTCCCACGCCGCCTGGATCTCCGGCCAGAAGGCGACGACGGCCGCCGCGAGCGCGGTGATGCCGGCGATCGCAGCCGCCACTGGCACGCCGATCGCCGCGATCGCGCTCACCATCAGGCCAAGCGCCGCGACAACGGGACCGATGATCGCAGCAAGCCCGCCGACGATCACGCCCCATTTGACGATTTCCGGGTTTGTCTGCGAGAGGTGCTGGACGAAAGCGGTGATCGCCTGCACTGCCTGCGTCACCCATTCGATGATGCCGCTATTGGCGATGACGATGGCAAGAGACCGCAGCGACGCGCCGAGTTCCGCCATGGAGGTGTTGAACTTCGCGGCCTGCGCTGCCGTCTCGTCGGAGAAGACGGCCCCGAGCTCGCTCGCACGATCGCCGAGCCGCGAGAATTCCGCGCCGCCATTCTGCAGCAGGGGAATGAGCGCCGTCGCCTCGTCGGCGACGGCCTCCATGTAGAAGGTCATTTCCGCCTGGCTGAGCCCCGCCTTCTGCAGGCTGTCATAATAGAGCTGCAGCGCCTGCGGGCCGGAGAGATTGCGGAAGGCTTCGGCCGTGACGCCCACCTTCGGCGCGATGTTCGTGAAGAAATCGGCCATCTCCCCGCCGCCGTTCTGCAGGAAATCACCGACCTTGTCGTTCACGTCCTTATAGATATCGCCGAGCTTGTCGCTCTCGATGCCGACGGTCCTCGCCGCAAAGGCGAGCTTCTGAAACTCCTGGAAGCCAGCGCCGGCGACCTTTGCCGAGTTCTGCAGGTTGGCGATGTCGCCGGCGACGCCGGATAACGCCGCCGTGATCGCCGCACCAGCCGCCGCGAGCGGCGCCGTGACGCGGGCCGACATCGATGCACCGAAGCTCTGCATGCTCTTGCCGAGCCTGGAGAGCGTGCGCTGGCTGTTCGAAGCCCCCTTTTCGAAGGCGGCACTGTCGAGCCCCAGCACGACGCGGAGCGCACCGATCACAGCGTTCATCGTTTGGCCTGTTTCTGACCGCCCCACGCCCTGACCTTGGCGTACACGTCTCGCCAGTCCGGCTTGGCAGTCTGCTGATCGTCGCGGAGAAGGATCTTCTCCAGCTTGATGAAGTCTTTCGCCTTTGATGGCGCATAGGCGCTGAGCCGCGCCATGAACCAGGCGGCAGTGAGCAGCTCATTCTGTCGCTTGCGCTGGCTGGCGACCGCCCCGCGGATGATGATGTCGATCTCGCGAAGCGTGAGGTTCCAGAAGTGCGCCGGGTCCTGGCCGACTTCGACCCAGGAGGAGAGCAGCGATGGCCAGTCTATCGGCTTCTCGCTGCCCTTTTCGGCTTTCCCGCCGCACCCTTCGCCTCCGCCTTCGGCATGCCCGCCTCGACGATCCTGACGACGAGCAGCCCGGCATTCTCCATGCCGCAGGCCTCCATCAGCTCGCCCGCCTCCCGCAACGTAATGTCAGGCTCGGAATAGCTGAGAGCCGCCCGGAAAATCGACCGGAAGAGCTTCAGGTTGACCTGTGCCGAGCGAGCCATCATCTCGAGGTCCTTGACGATCTCGCTCGTGCTCTTGCCGAGGTCGCCTTCTAGCTCGCACCATTCGTTGGCGCCGAGCCGGAAGCCGTATGCCTTGCCGCCGATCTCCTGGGTGACGACACCCCGCACATTGTTCGTCATGGCAGGTCCTTATGCGATGACGGCGGCCGTCGCGGCGCTTTCGGCCATGGTGTTGAAGTCGTCGTTATAGGCGGTCACCTCGCAGGTGATCGTGTCGCCGATCTCGCCGGTCACCGGCACATAGGAGAGGCCGGTCGCGCCGGCGATATCGACGCCCGCCGCCTGCCACTGATACTCGAAGCGATCCGCGCCGGCCCAGATGCCGCGATCGAGCACGAGCGGCGAGCCGACCTTGGCCGTGCCGGTGATCGTCGGAAGCGAGATATTGCGCGGCGCCGCCGGATCGGTATGGATCGGCTCGCCGGAAACCTTGAAGGTAACAGTCGCAGTCATCTTGTCGTCGGTCGGGGCCGACTTTTCGTAAGTCTGCCGGATGCCGGTGAACAGCGTCTGCGCACCGTTCGGGAAGGTGATGCGGCACCACTTGCGCTTGCCCTTGGCGTCGATCAGCGCCTTGTCCGAGACGGAGCCCGGCACATAGTTCATCTCGAAGGACGCCTCGCCCGGGTCGGTGAGACCTTCGATGAATTCGCGGTTCCGGTTCGGGCTCTGCATGTGCGTTGCGTCGACCTGGTCGGTTTCGTCCGACGGCGGCGTCACATCGGAGATTTCCGCAATGTAGGTGAAGACGGTAGGCGTGGCGAGGTCGGCCATCTCGAAAGTGATGCCGTAGCCAATGGATGCTTCAGTGTCTGCCATGAGAGGCTCCCTTTCAGAGGCTGTGCCAGATGATGATGTCGGCGGAGCGCCGGAAGAGCGGCGTCACGTCGCCGCTGGCGGAGGCGGGAAAATCCCGCCGGTTTTCGACGAACCCGCCCTGCAGGCGAATGCCGGAGACTGTGCCGCGATAGCCGGAGAGGACGCCGAGGATCGCATCGGAAAGCCGCTTGGCGGCCAAATAGCTTTCGGCATAGGCGTCGATCTGCACGCGTGCATCAGTAAGCCCGGATGGCCCCTGCATGTGGTAGTCGTCGCGGCTGGAAATGACCTGCAACACCGCATACGGCGTCGCGGTCCTCTGCGGCGCCCGCACCCAGTGCACCTTGTTGCCGGCAAGCAGCTTCACCCGGGCGTCGCCGGCGAGAAGCGCAGTCAATGCTGTTTCCATGGATCAGCCGCCGAGTTTCGCCGCTTCCCGCGCGGCCTTACGCACGGCCCGCTTCGCCGCCTTGGAGATCTCGGTCCCGAGTTCCTTGGCGACGATGTCGAGAGCCCGCCCCTTGTTCGCGTCCCAGGCCGGCCGCAGATGCGGTTCCGCCGCCTGGTGCTCGTTTCCGAATTCCGTCTGCACCGCCGCCGGATCGTTCGGCCCAGCAAACACTTCCACCGGGCTTTGCTTCCTGTGCAGCTTCGCCTGCCGGCCCGTCAGCTTGGGCCCGACGCCATAGGAGGCCTTTAGATTCCCGGTCGGCCCGAGCGGAGCATTCGCCCGCCCCGCCTCGGCAATCGGCTCCGCCGCCTTCGTCAGCACGCGCCGCGCCACGCCCTTGGCCGTCACCTGCTTCAGATCCTGCAAGGCCTTGTCCAGTTCCTTGAAGCCCTTGATCTTGACCTTGGTGCGCATCAGTCGGCGTCCTTGATCGTGGTGATTTCGATGAAGCGGTTGCGGCCTTCCTCGGCCTCTTTCACACCGAGGATGTTCCAGGTCGCGCCGGAATAGTTCAGCCGATCGACCGGCGTGACCGTGCGCGTGACGCTCGAGGAGCGGACGACGAACCGGCTCATCAGCGTCGAGCCCAACTGCCCGGCCGCTTCCCGCTCCCCATCGCTCGCATCGCGACGACGCGCCCAGACCGTCGCAAGCGCGGTCCATTCAAGAATCGGCTCATTGACCTCATTGCGCCCCGTCTCGGTCTCGCGCTCGATCGTAATCCGCCGGTCGAGTTTCCCGATCGCAGGCATCAGACCTTCGTCCTTTTGAACGGCCAGATCAGGTTCTCGTAAGCTCCCGTTGGCGTTACTGACGCCTCCAGGTTGCTTTCGCGGAACTCGTACAGGAATGCGACGTGCAATAGGATTGCGGCGCGCAGAGACGGCGAAATGTCAGCAACAACACCCCCTGCCGTGAATTGCACGACGACTGCATCTGGCCGTTCGTAGACATCGGGAAATGAAGACAGCGGCCAGAATGAGACATAGGAGCCGGCGGCATCCGTCAGAAGCTCGTAACTTGAACTCGCGAGCGTCTGCAGAGTGTTACCGGCATCATAGTACTTTACGCTGACGACGCCGCTCACAGCCTTCTTAGGCAATCGCAGGCAGTGCGAGAATGCGCCGAACCGCTGTTCCCATGTCTGCGACACGAGCACCGAATCGAGCGTGCTCTCCAGCTGCTCAGTCGCAGCAGCGATCATCCCCTCGATCAGACTGTCTTCATCCGTCACCCCGAGCTCGACACGGCATTGCGCCTTTGCCTCATCCAGGGTGATGGGCATGCTCGCCGGAGGTGTGATCCGCTTCGGGGAAAGCATCGTTATGCGCTCTTGTTCTTCGGCGCGGCCTTCACGGCCTTGTTTGCGGTCGCCTTCTCGGCCTTTGCCGTAGCTTCCTTCAGGATGCCGTTGGTGATGAGGTGCTGCACGTCGCCCTGATTGGCTTCGCGCTGGTCGCCCGGCATGTACATCTTGTCGCCAAGGTGCTGGCGGAGGACGTCATAGGTCTTCATCGCTTCTCTCCTTCGGTTCATAGAGAGGGCAGCTTGAGCTGCCCTCCTTGATGAGCCGAACTCGATCAGGCCACGCGGCCGAAGTCGCCGTAGATGAATGCTTCCGGACGGTAGACCGCGAGCGCGAGCCGCTCTTCCGCGAGGATGGTGATAAGGTTGCGGATGAAGTCGTCGTCGACATAAGCCGCCTCGATGCGGGCATCCCAGCGGTCGAAGATCTGCGCGCCAAGACGGAAGGCGCCCGTCAGGAACTTGTCGACCGTCATTGCCTGCGTCTGCACGACCGGCAGACCCCAAAGGGTCGGGGTGATCATTCCCTGCGGGTTGCCGATGATGTAGCGGCCCTCTCCGTCCTTCAGGGTCTCGATCCATGCCCAGTCGATCGGGTTCATGACGTGCCCGGTCGCCGGGTATTCAGCCAGAGCGGCCTGCAGCATGGAGAGACGCATCACGTCAATGCTGGTCGGGCTGGTCAGCGTGATCGGGGCGGCATAGGCGGTCGCCTGCGGGATGATCCCGTGCAGGTTCTGGCCCGTTCCGTCGCCGTTCAGGAGCTGTGCTTCCTCGACATAAGCGAGGCCATAGAGAAGGCGCTGGTCGATCATCGAGCGAAGCTGCGAAATATCGTCCAGAACCTGCTTCGAAGCCTTCATCCAGTGAGCGATGACCTTGGCCGAGGTCGTCACCAGATCGAGCTTGATGTCGGAGGACGGCTTCAAAGCACCTTCAGCCACGGGGGCGGCATTATTGGTGAATCCGGTCTCCTTCACATACTCCAGAGTGTTGCCGTCCATGCGGCCGGGCGTCAGGAGATCCCGAACGGTCATACGGCGTTGGGGCAGCGCCAGAACGCCAGGCAAGCGCGTGTTCTGGATCGCATCGCCGACAGAGCCAGCGGCGTCGGTCGTGAGTGACGTCAGGGTGGCCTTCACCTTCAAGTCGGCGCCGCGTGCGCTCTTGGCGAACTTGCTGTCCTGGAACGCCTTGAAGCTCTCCGATTCGGTGAACTGCTCGCCGATAGACTTCTGCGGATCATCACTGTTGCCGCCGTTGCGGGCCATCTTCTGCTCGAGCTCGGCGACTTGCTCGGTCAGTCCGTTCATCTTGAGGAGGGCCTCGTCGGCCTTCTCCTTGAGCGAGGTCGCCAACTCCTCGCCCGACTTCGCCTTGCCAAGAGCTTCCTCGGCGATGGCCTTGACGGCGTCGACGGCCTGTTTGTGTTCGGACTTAATCTGGCCGGCAAGAGCCTGAATATCGACGCCCTGGTCGTTCGGCTTGTCGAATACGATCTGCGGCGCAAAGCGGGAATAGGCCAGGCCCGCAACCAGCATGGCGATGCTACCCGCCGCAATGAAGCGATGGTGTTTCATGTGACTATCCTTTTTCGGAGTGTTGAGGGTTTCAGCCGGCTTGCAGCATTTGCAGGAAGCGCACGGCCTGGTCATTCGCCTTCTCGCCCTCGGAGTCACTCCGAATGGCCTTGGCATAGCCATGCGAGGCGATCGCAACGGCCATGCTTTTCGGAACCCCTGCCTCGCGCAGGATGTCCTCGAATTCCTTGATAGGCATGGGATCGCCATCGCGCAGCCGGCGGGCGAATTCTTCCATGCGTTCTGATTTGACGCTCTCGATCCGAGCCCGGCGATTGGCCGGGAAAGTGACAGGAGAGATTTCGTAAAGGTCGAGCTTCTTCAGCAGGCGGATGTTTCCATCCGGCTCGGTCTCGACTTCGCGATAGCCGATCGACAGTCCGCCGATCGCCTTGTTCTTTGCCAAGGTGTGGATCTCGCGTGCCCGCTGGATTTCGAGGAGGAAGCGCCCCTTGCCCCAAAGTCCCTTCGCATCCTCCGCCAGATCCTCCCAGACGCCGATCGGCTCCCGGCTGTCATGGTTCCACAGCATCAGGACGTTAGAGCCCTCGCGCTTGTGACGCGCCAGGCTCTCGACGAACGCGCCGGGCATGACCTTCTCGCCGTAGCTGTCGACGTTGCCGAAGACAGAGCCATAACCTTCGAAGGTTCCGTCTTCCGACAGTTCCTTGACCTGCAGGGAGAAGTCCTTGGTTTTCATCTTGCCTATTCCTCGCCTGGCGGGGGAAGCACATCCTGTCCGGCTTCCGTGATGGGAACATTCTGCATCTGCATGCGCGGAACATTGCCGCCATCAACCGGCGGCAGGTTTTCCAACGCCCTGACTTCGTTGATCGTCATGGCGCCGATCGCCGTCATCTGCTGATAGAACTTTGCGCGACCGGCGCTGTCCGCGCGCAGCAGCCCTTCGATATTGAACTCTATAACGATGCCTTTGGCGCGATCGTCCGGTGTCAGGAGTTGCTTCTCCAGGGCTTGCTCTATCCGCTTCAGGCGGCGGCGAAGTGTAAACTTGAGAAAGCCGAGCGTCTGTTGCTCAAGGCCTGTCCCCCAGGACGTGCTTTTGCTCGTGTGCCCGATCATGAAAGGCGGGACGCCGAAGAAGCGTGCAATCTCTTCAACGGAATACCCCCTCGACTCCAGCATTTGAGCGTCATTCGGGTTAATCGAGAACTGCTTCCAGTCGACACCGCCCTCAAGGATCAACGGCTCTCCGGACGCATCTGCTCCGACTTTTGCGGCGAGCTCGGTTCTCGCAGTTTCGCGCTGCGGATCGGTGAGCCATTTATCGAATTTCAGCGCGCCAGATGGTCTCAAGCCGTTTCGGAAAGTGCGCGACGCGGCCTTGTCAGTGGCGCGAGCTAGTGAAAATGCATTCCGACCGAACTCCAGCGTTGACATCCCGCCGAGCGGATTGCCTCCCGGTCCACGGATGTGCAGGACGCTTCGATCGGTCTCGACATAGCTCTTGCCGTTCTCTGTCCACCGATACTCGATCGTACCGCTCTTCAGACGCCTTACGCTGACAAGGTCAGGTCGGATAGGCGTGATCGCAATGACACCGATCGCAGAGCGCGAAACCAGAGCGTAGGCGCTGCCCCACAGCTCGATCGACGCGGCGACGAAGTCCCAGAAGTCAACAGCCGTCTGGTCATAGTTCGGGCTGTCGTGCAGCAACCGGTAGAGAGGGTGATCAGCAGCAATCGTTCGGGTACCATCAGCCCCGGTTCGGTAGACCATGAGAGGCAGCGACGAGATCGTACCGGCAATCAGGTTCACGCACGCCCATACGGCGGAAAGCGCCATGACGCTGCGCTCGGTTACCGACTCGCCGGCATCTCCGATCTGGCCGTTGCTGATCCAACCGTCGGGTTCGCGGATGGTAAGGCGGCGTATCGTATCTGCCATTTTCCGGAAGATGTTCACGCTGCCCCCGCCAAGCTCTTGAAATAGTCATCCATCCCGGACTCCTCCTCACCCATTGCCAAACCGACGCCCATCACCGTCGCGATGATGCCGTCGATCTTGTCGAGCGAGTTCTTCTTGTCCGGCACGTAGTTCAGGTTCACGTCGAAGCGGACCGTGCAGTGGCCCGCCATCCAGGCGAGCACCGGGTGGCCGCCGTGCTCCACTTTTCCGGCGAAGACGAGCCGCTCGAATTCCTTCGTCGGTCCCGACAGCGTCTGGTGCCCCTGCCGCATCTCGATCTGCAGCTCGGCGTCCATGCCGTCGTGCTGAAGGTCGCCGGCGAGCTTTCGCGCATTCCACGGGTCGAAGCCGAAGGCCTGCACCTCGAACTGTGCACAGGCGTCCTTGATCGCTTCCTGCACGAAGGTCTGGTCGACCGAGTCGCCGGGAGTGGTGAGAAGCGCCTCTTCGCGGACCCATTTTTTCCAGTCGACCCGCCGATCCTGCTCGGCCCGCTCGTCGAGCGTGTCTTCAGGAACCCAGAAGAGCGGGATGATCACCCACTTGTCGTGCTCGTCGTCGGGCGGCACGACCACGACGAGGGCGGTGATATCCCGGGTTGACGAGACGTCGCAGGCGAGATAGGCCTTGCGTCCCTTGTGCTCGGTCCAGAGCACCTTCCAGGAAGCCGCATCAGCCGTGCAAGCCGCCCATTTCGGACGCGGTATCCAGCCGGAAAGCTGATCGACCCAGCGATTGAGGTGGTAGCACTGGAAGATTGCTTCCTGTGCCGGCCGCCCCTTGGCCTTCTTGAACTCGGTGCGGAGGTAATCGAGCGTCGGCGTCAGACCGAGGCTCGGATTTGCCTTCCGCCAGGTCGCCTCGTCCGTCCAGTCGTCATCCTCGTCAATGCCGAAGTAGACAACTAGTGTGGTCGGATCGTCGATGTCGTCGCGCATGATCGCGATCGACTCTTCGAACCACTCGAAGCCGGTCCGGTTCTGCTTGCGGCCCGCCGTCGAAGCATAGAGCTCGATCGGCTGCAGCCTGGCGCCCGTCCCCTGCCGCAGCGTGTCGGCGAGCTCGCGCGTTTTCCATTCGTGGATCTCGTCGCCGACGATGACCGTCGGCGAGCGACCATGCTTTCCGTCCGGCGCGCCCGTCAGGAGCTGGCAGAGCGACGTGGTTTCGCGCAGGAAGATGCTCTTGTCGTGCAGCGAGATCCGCTCGTTGCCCTGCGCATCCTCCATCAGCCCGTCGGCTTCGCGAATGATGTCCTGCATCTTCCCGAAGGGAACGCGGCCCTGATCCTCGTTGCGCCCGAAGACATACGCCTCGGCGCCATGCACCTTCTCCAGCACGAAGAACAGGACGGCGAGCGCCGCGAGGAACTCGGATTTCCCGTTCTTGCGGGGAATCCAGAGATCGAGCCGGCGAAAGACCCGCACATGCTCGACGCTCGGCTTGTGCGTCGCCGGGTCGATCACCTCGATCGGCTTTTTCCAGCCGACCAGCAAGCGGACCGTGATCGCCTGCCACTTCACCAGCCGGAACGGGACGCCCTTGAACCGGTCGTTCGTCAGCCGGAAGATTTCCGGCCAGCGCTCGACGACCTTCTCGGCCTTGGCATGGTCGAACCATGCCCCGGGGACGGCCGCCGCCCGATCCCACCCGGAAACTGCCCAGGCATACATCGGATCGTCGACGACTTCGGCCAGCCAGTCGGGATAGGGCACGGCCAGCGGATAGGGCGCGGCCATGTCGGCTCCTTAGTTCGGCCGCGCTCCCGGCGGCTGGCTGTCGCTTCCGTTCATGAGGTCCATCGGATCGTTGAACCCGGCAGTTCGTGCGGCCGGCGAGGCCGGATGCGCACCGCCGAGCGGCAGCTTTCCCTGGCTGGCGTTGAATGATTCGACGCGCACCAGGTCCTGATCGCGCACCGGTGTGAAACCGAACTCGGCATCAAGCAGCCGGAGCGCCGTTTCCGCCTTCGCCATGAACTCGATGTTCGGATGCGTGCGGATCACGGTCTCGCCGTCGCCCTTCTTGACCTTGATCGAGGCGCCGCCCCTCGGCAGATCGCGCCGGAGCTGCTCGGCGGCGGAGACGTAGAACTGCGTCCACATGCAGTAGCGGGTCAGCGCCCGCCGGTAGCCTGGCCGCCGGCGCCCGGCCGTCCGCAACACTTCGGACTGTTCCTTCCAGACCTTGATCGCCTCGCCCCAGTAGACCGGGGCCTTCACGAACACGTCCGGAATCGGGAACGGATCGGCGGCCGTCGCCGGCAGCGCGGCAGCCGCTTCGGCCGCCGCCTCGATTTCCGCTTCGACCTTGCCCTTGCGCCGTCCGGGAAAGCCCTTCGCGGCCTGCAGCAGCGGGTCATCCTTGCGCCGTCCCATGGTCGATCAGTCATCCGCTCGTCGGTCGACCGCCCCACCCGGTCCCGAAAAAAAAGTTATCGTCAAAAATACCGCGCCGCCTTTTTTGTCGTTAGGCCGCCGGTCAGGAAGGGGAGGCTGGTCGACTTTTGGCCTCCCCCCTCCCCATCACACCTCATCGCACCTCATGCCCTTCGCGATGCGGATGGCGATGGTGCTGTTCAACCACAGGTCCTGCAGATGGATCGCGCCCGATGCATAGAGCTGCTCGAGCCTCTGCTTCACGCTGTCGTGGTGCCACTTGCATGAGGCCTGCCACATGCTGCTGTCCCAGAACTTCTCTGGATCACCATGATGCGGATCGACGTGGTCGACGACAGTCGCCGGCTCCACTCTGTCCGACGCAAGGCATCCAACGCAGAGCGGGTTCCGCTTCAGGAAGGTATCGCGAGCCTTTGACCAGCGATGGTTATAGCCACGATCGCTTGCGCTTCCGCGCCACTTGTCGGCCTGCCGCTTCTGCTCTTGCCGTGTCGGTGCGCCTGCCGGCTTGAACTGCTTCGCGCGCCTCATACCCATAAACAAAAAAAGGCGACCTCTCGGCCGCCTGTCACCTTCGCATAGCTGTAGCACTTGCCCTGAGTCGATGCCTCGCTTCGGAGGCTGTCGGGGAATGGGGCCGGAGCGTTTGGTCCCTGGGGCATCTCTGCCCGCTCTGCCCTGACCTTGTCAGGGGATCGGAGGGGTTAACGTCAACCGGCTCGTCCGTTGCAAGATGACTCTCACAGCTTTTTCAGAAACGCAAGAGGCATGCTGTCGATGTCGAACGCCCGCCCTTCAACGTGGATGCGAACGCTCGCCTTCGCCTGCCGGCACCATTTGACGCCCGTAACGACGCACTTGAACCCGGCGAACGGTCCAAGGGTGATCTCCGCCTCGCTGCCGTCTCCGATGGTCTTATCCGTCGCGACGCGCGTCACGTCCTCACCCCTCGATATTCTTTTAAAAACATCGACATCCGCGTCTTTGATCACGTGATATCCAGAAGCGCCGCCGACCAAATCGAACACGTTCTTCAGATTGATTATGCCCGCAAAAGCCTCATTCGACGGCACGAACCGCACGAGCACATAGCCCGGAAAGCTCGGCCGATCGCTCTTGATCTTGCGGCCATGGCGCACGAAAACGACGCGCTCACTCGGCATGAAGGCCTCGACGTTCGCTTCCTTCAAAGAGTTTTCCACATCGAATTCATGGCCGCGCTTCACAACCAGGCAATACCAGCGGGCGAGATTCGGGTTCATTTCGGTCACTTTCATCGATGCAGCCCTCAGGTTCCTTGCAGTGATTCGTCTCATTCGGTTCTCAAAACCGTCCCGGGCGCCGGTTGCGATCGGAGCGCCTGTCATCCCCTTATGCTGCATCATCATTGCTCCGCTCCTGCCTCAGTGCCGCCCGTGCGGCCATTTCGAATTGATGAAGTGCTTCCGGCCCGCCCTTCGGGAAGTAGACGACAGGCATCTGCCCGGGATCAGGCACGAACGGCCAGCCAGCCGCCTCGTGATGCGCCCGCCAGCGCTCGAAGAGATCGGAGCCGACGGGCACCGGCTCGCAGAGATCCGCCAGCGCCTCGAAGCGCGCTTCGGCAACGCCGCGCTCGCGTTCCTTCGCCTGCTTGTTGAGATCGTTTGCCCGCGGATAACCTTCTGCTTCGACGCGCCGCCGCTGCTCGGCCCGGTCGAAATCATGCGGGAAGAGCAGATCGCCATCGGCCAGCGAAATGCCCTTGCCGTGCAGATAGGCTAGCGCCCTCGCCTCGCTGGTCCGGCGCAAGGTTTCGAACATCTGCCTGATGCGATCGCGCACATCGAGCGGCACCTCGACAGGCTCCGGCCCGTCGAGCAGCGCCAGCGCCCGCATCCCGGCCCACACAGGCCCGAACGGAGCAACAGCGATCTTGGCGCTCGCGGCCTGCGTCTTTGCAGCCACCGGCGAGACATGCAGGAACTTCCGATCCTTCAGGTAGATGCCGAGCGCCACCGGCTTGACCTTCTGCGCCTTGCATTCGGCGAGATAGGCGTCCCGCCGCTCCTCTGCCAGCCGCCGCTCTTCGGCCGTCAGCTTCTCGAACTGCGTCACGGCCCATGTCGTCGAGGAGCCGATCGCACCCGGCCACGGATTGTTCGCCGTGCCGAGCTCGAGCGCCTTTACCCGCCGGACGAACTTCGATGGATCATCCCATTCCCCATCATCGCGCCCGCGCCCTCTCTCTGTTCGTTCAGCAGGAGGAGTTAAACTAGAGTCGTTAATAGGTGCCGATCCAGGACCGGCAGGGGGTGCCGACTCTGGACCGGCAGGGGGTGCCGATATACCGGCAGGGGGTGCCGACTGGTCGGCAGGGGTGTCGGCGTCATAATCGACCGCAAAATCCTCGTCGGTCAGCTCGTCGTCGCGGTCCCATTCGCGGAACGCCTCTTCCGGCGTCACGCGGTCATAAATGACGCGATACCAGTGCGCGCTGTCACGACCGCTGTCGCTCACCACCTCGCGACGCTCGACGGCGCCGATCTTCACCAGCCGGTCGAGCGAGGCCTGCACGGTCGAGCGCGCACAGCCCATCTCCGCCGCCATCTTCACCTGGCTACGCCGGCACCAGCCGTGCTTTCGGTTGGTGTGCTGGCCAAGCACGCAAAGCACCTGCAGGTCGCGCCCCTTCAGCCGCGGATCGGCGACCACCCAGCCGGGAATGATTGAGAAACGTGCGTTGCTCACCCCGCCACCCCTTCCACCGCGCCCCCGCGCGCAATGACCTGAATTCCGATGCGGGCATGTTCCCGCATCATTCGAACCGAGAAAGCCGCCAGACCGTCCGGACCGCGCGTCGCCGAGAGCGCCGCGATCTCTGCCGCGAGATAGGCAAGCCCTTCATGAAAACCGGCCGCCGAAAGCAGCCGGCCGATCGTCACTTGGTCGCGGATCAGGAAGGCGAGCGGCACGCCGAGCAGCCACCGCGCCCGCGCCGCTTGATCCGGCGCGTCTGCAAGCTCTTCGATGATGGGAAGCAGCGTCGTCATGCTGCCTCGTCGAGCCGTTTGCCGGCATTGAGATGAGAAAGCAGCGTCGAGGCGATCTCGGCCGCGGCCTCCCGCATCGACATCAGTAGTACGTAGCCTTCGCCGTCTCCGCGCCAGACCGACGGCGATTTATCGTCCTCGCACCAGAAGGTGACGACCTCGGATCGCAGGACCTGCAGCACGGCGTTGAGATAGCGGCCGTTGAACGTGGTAGCGCCGCTGGTGGACGGCGATAGCACGGGCATTGTTTCCCGTGCCGTCCCGTCGCTGCCCCAGACCTTCGCCGCGACGGCGAGCCGCGCCGCGCTCCAGGCGAGCGACAGTCCGTTTGATGGCCCGAGCGCCGCCATGCGCGCGGCGATCCGCAGGAGGCTCACCCTGTCCAGCGTGGCGTGAGCTGCGTTAGCAGACATGGAAGGCACCACGCGCCGCCAGTCGGGATACGTCCCGTCGATCAGTTTCGTGCGGATCCGCGCCCCATCCATCCGGAACTCGGCGCGCACCTTTTCCGTGCTGACCGACACGCCCTTCGGCGAGGGCATGGAGAGCAGCGCGGAAACGACGTCCTTCGGGATGATCCACTTGTCGGATGCCCCCCCGTCGAAGCCGAGTGGGTGGACACCCATCCGGTGGCCGTCAGTCGCAACGGCAACGTCGCGGTCGATGCATACGCCGTTGAGGTAGTAGCGCGTCTCCTCTGTCGACATGAACGGCGCCACGAACCGCAGCGCCCTCTTCAGCCCGTCGCCGTCGACCTCGATCGGCACCATGCCGTCAGGCATCCCGATCGACGGGAAGTCGGAGACGGACACCACCGGCAGATCATATCGGCCCGTTGAGAAGATCACGGTAGCGCCCTTCTCCCCCGCCTCGATCCGCACGGCCTCGTCGCCGGGCAGATGCGAGACGAGATTGAGCAGCGACTTGTAGGCGATGCACGCCGAGCCGACCGCCGTGCTGGCGGGCAACGTCACCGAGATCTCCATGTCGAGATCGCAGGCGGTCACCGTATTGCCGTCGAAGAGCACCGTCCCGAGGATGGGGATCGACGATTTCTTCCTGACTGCCAGCCCCACGCTTTTGAGAGCGGATTTCAGGATACGCGCAGTCGTTTCAAGCTTCATCGCTACTCTCCATTTCGAGGGGAAGCGCCGGCTCGACGCCGGCAGGAATGACGGCCGCCTTGCGGCGCGCCATGCCGTCCGGCGTTACCGACAGGTGATTTCCGACGTAGTTGAAGAACCCGTCTTCAAGGCCGTGGATGACGAGCCAGGCGCCCCGCTCATCGCGCTCTGAGATGTTCGGCGAGATCAGCTTGCCCTTGTCATGCTGATAGGGCATCAGCGCCTTGCCGAGCATGATCTCAGCGCTTGAAGCCGTCTCCGGCTCGACGCTTTCGAGCTCGGCCATGACTGCCCTGGCGTTCTTGAGTGACAGGCTTTTGCCTTGGAGGCCGAGTTGGACGGCGCTAAAGATCTTGTCGCGATCAGTGAACCGAGCCGTCTTGAGCAGCCCTTGCCAATGCTTGTCGTTGCAAAGGTCGACGGCGTGGTACCAGCGCCATTTATCGCCGAAGTCGCGACCGAACTCGTCGAGCGGTTCCCATGTCGGCCGAACACCGGTTTTCTGCTCAATGTCGGCAAGAAAATCCGTGACCTGGAGCACTTGCCACACCAGGGGATGACGCAGCAGGAGGCGGCTCTGTCCGCCACCTCGCTCGGCGTCCATGAACTCGACGGGAAAGCGAAACAGCCTGGAAGGAAGATCCAAGGCCGCAGGGTTCGTAAGGCCGCGATCGAGATGCAGAATGTACTTGCTCGGTGCAAGGCCGGTCGCGACAAGGGCATCTGCGAGAGGGTCGGTCGCGGGATCGCCTGACGACTCTGCAGATGGCGCCGTCTCATCCCCCGCCTCAAATCCCCAGAAATCCCAAAGCCCATTGAGCCGGATATCCCCTTCCGCAAGGCTTTCCTTCCGCTGGAAGAGCTCCAGCTTCCGCATCTCCGGAAACAGCCGGTCGATCTGCTCGGCGAACCACACCGGCTTGCGGCTATGCTCGCCTTTGACCTCGGCATAGAGGCTTTCCGGCTGTGTACCCATGATCAACCCCGGAAAGTCTCCGCGCTTGCCGATCAGCAGATGCTCGGTCCTGTCGCGCACCCAGCGGCCCATGCCGATATTCACCTTGTCCCAGGTGATCGCGGTAACGAACTCGAAGCCCCAGGCCTTGAGAACAGAGATCCCGTCGTCGAGCCGGTTCGTCGTCACCCAAAGGAAGATGATAGCGTCGCGCGTGAACGGGCTCTTGTCGCCGGCGCACAGCGCCTTGATCTCGTCGAGAGGCATGGGCGGATACATCAGGCCCTTGTCCTGCCCCGTCTCGTCGCTCCAGGCTTCTTGTTCCCATGGCGGATCGGCATAGCCGACGGCATAGGCCGCGCGCGGCATCTCGCCGGCGACGCGCTTGCCGTGATCGGCGATCGCGTTGATGATGCCGATCCGGACTGCGCGCTTCGTCGCCATCTTGTCGGAGCGGATCTCGTGCGCCTCGGCTTCCTTGGCCTTGTCGGCCTCGAACAGCGCGCGGACATAGACTTCCTGCTCTTCGTCGCGCAGCGTTTTCAGCCGGTCGAGCACCGTGCCCTTGTCGTGGCGCGTGCCGCGCAGCATGCGCAACGCCTTCTCCGAGATCTTCTCGCCGCGCTCCGCGTCGCGCTGGATGGCGCGTTCCGATTGCCCGGTCGCCTCGGCCGTCGCCGCGGTGAACCGCTTCGGCTCGTCGACCTTCAAGTCGCCAACTTGGCGACTTGCCCGCTCCCCGCCATGCCCCGTTTCCGGGTGCTTCATCAGGTAGATTTCCTTGCGGCGGAACACGAATAACGCCCGATCGGCGGGCGTCAGTTCGGCGCGGCAAAGGTTCTCGTCGATCTCCCAAAGCTCGGCGTCGAGATCGTCCTCGTTGCGGATGATCGCGGCGATATGTTCCCGCCCGAGCTGCTTCATCGCCACGAGCCGGTGCGCACCGGCGGCAAGCGTCACCATCTGCAAAGGCGAGCTGGCGGCCAGCATCGGCCCGACGACGGAAATCGGCGTGCGCAGCCCAAGCTCTTCGATCGAGGCCTTGAGCGCATCCACCTTCGCCTGGTCGACGGTGCGCAGGCGATGACCGACGTGAATCTGGCTGATGCGCAGCGCGACCGGCAGGTCGTTGTTGCCGACCTTCGCTTCGAACTCTGATTCACTCATCGTCGCCTCCCGGGATCATGCCGAGCGCGGCGAGATAGGTGTCGAGCACCGCCTGCGCGTTATGGAATTCGCTGATGTCCTTCTTGCGGATGCGGACGATCGCGCGCAGCGCCTTCTGGTCGAAGCCCATGGATTTCGCCTCGCCGTAGACAAGCTTTATGTCGTCGGCGATCGTCCGCTTTTCCTCCTCCAGCCGCTCGATGCGCTCGATGAAAGCGCGAAGCTGATCACCGGCGACATTCGTCGACCGGCCGGCGTCTACCCGCCTGCCGCTGCCGCGCTTCACCTGGTCGACGGCTTCCCGCAGCTCGCCGAGCGTCGCCGGCGGCGTGGTGGTTCCGTCCGGAAGCGTGATCTGCACCGTCGTCTCGCTGACCGCCTTGTCAGCCGCCGGATTGCGTGGGGAATACGGGTCGTAGCTCATGCCGCATCAACCCGCGAAGGCAGCGCGACCCGCTGCGGAAAAGCCTTGTCGATCCACGAGATGACGCCCGCGCGAAGCGTTTCCGACTTCGGCGGGTGATTGACGCCCTGGCGTCGCTTGGCGCGTCGCTCGGCATCGTCCCGATCGACGAGGTCCCAGAAGTCGAAATCCTCGAACGCTTTGGCAAAGCCCGGATTGGCGAGCGCCGCCGGTCGCTCTGTAATCGCCATCAGGATCGGCAGAAGACACGCCGAATCCCAAGCATCCGGATTGTCGCCATAACCGTCCGTCGCGCGCAGGAGCTTCAAGGCCGCCACGATTTGAGCGCGCGGCCTCTGCTCGATCAGCCTAATGAATCCTTTGATCGAGTAAATCTCGCCGGGCTTCTTGTCCTTCGGGCTCTTGCCATAGGTGAGAATCCTGCAGGCGCGCTCGCGTGCGATCTCGTCGGCATCCTTCGCCCACTTCTCGCCGGCCGCCAGCGCCGCCTTGAACAGTTGCCAGATGGTGACCTGCGTCACCTTGCCGTTGACCGCCGCGAAAGCTGCCGCCTGCTCGCCGCGCGTCATCTGAACGATTTGGCAAGGCACCTGCGAGAACCCGCACATCGCTGCCGCATGGGTGCGATGCTGACCGTCGATTATCGCGTATGCCCCCCCCTCTACCGGCGCTACGAACACTGGCGAGAACATTGCCCAACGGAAATTCGCGGCGATGCTGCGGATCGCTTTCCAATTCTGGGACTTCAGATCGCGCTGGTAGCTATCGTCGACGATAAGCCTATCGATATCGATCCACTGCAGGATTGGCGCCGAACCGGCGTCAACATCGGAGCGCAGGTCCCTGCGCGAGATTTCGATCTTTCTCACGGCCTTCTTCCTTCCGATTGTTCGATGATTTCGCAGACCTGTTGCTCGTCGATCTGCAGTTCGGCCGCGATCGAATGGGTGTCGCGCCGATCCTGAAACCAGAGCGTCAGAACGAGTTCGACCAGGACCTGATGAGAAAGGGCGGGCGCCATCAGTGCACCCCCGCGCGACCGATCGCGCCGAACTCGCATCCGCGCAGCGATTCGAGTGCCGCCCGCAGCCCGCAGATGGCCGTCTCGTCGTCGAGCCCGCCCGAGATGGCGGCCATGGCGCAGATGACCATCGCCGCGTCTGCTGCTTCACGTCGATCGCAGGGCAACAATCCGAGAACCAGCATCACGGCGTCCGCCGCATCCTTCTTTTCCGCAGCCATCAGTGCGCCCTCGCCAATCGATCGAGATAGGCATGGCCCTTGCCGGTGAGCGACACTGAGGAGCGTCCGCCGAGAACGCCGAGGCCGTTGCTGCCGCCGATGAAAGCCAGCACGCCGGCCGTCGCGCAGGCCTTCGCCAGCGCACGGTCGCGATCGTCAGCCACATGCAGCGATCCGCCCGCATGGCGGACGGCGCGAAGAAAGGCGCGTTCGGCGCCGGAAAGGCGGACGTCGAGGGTGGAATACATCAGCCCTCCTCCAGCCCGGCGAGCACTTCCTGCAGTGCGCGAATTGCCTCACGCGCCTCCTGGGCGATCTGCTTGCGGTCGAGTGCATCGATCCTGCCGTCGGCGATCGCCGCGACGATGGCGCGGGAAACGTCGTTGGCCTCGTGCATCACCTTCAGCGCCGCCGCCTCGGTCAGCGGCTTGCCCTCGACCTGGCCGGCGATCGGCGAAAGCCCGAAGCCGAGCTGCCGCGCCGCCTCGCCTATGATGATCGGAGATCCGGCGCGCCGATCCGCCTCGACGGCGATATCGACGGGGATGACGTTCTCGCGGAATTCCTCGCACCCGGAAGCGTACTTGGACAGGGTCGAGACCCCCACGCGGGTAAAGTTGGCAAAGGACGTCAACCCCTTCCCCAACACGAAACTTGCTTCTGTCGCGCCTTTGAGCGCCAGCACGTCTGCATCGAGAATAGTGCGCACGAAAACACCCCCGGAAAAGCCGTGGAGATCAAGGAAAGAAAACCGGCGAAGGATTCAGTGAAGCGCGAGAGGCCCGCGCATAGGTTCAGCCCATCACATCACGGGGGACCGCATGGATAAGAACTCAAAAACTCAGCACGCCGGGGAAAAGCTCCCCGGCGCGCTTGCCGTCCGCACCGCCGCATGCTCCGGTGTATTCGCCAAAACACAACCATGGAGATACGGCGATGACGGAAGAACCTCAGTTCACGCTGGAGCAGCGCGTCCAATTTTTGCAGCGCGACATCGAGGAGACACGAGAGACGATCGAAATCCTTCTGTCGTTGCTGATCGCTCAAGGGGCGTTCAGCTCCGCACAGTTCTGGGACTGGCGACGAAAGGCGGAACGCATCCAGTATGCACTGCGAGAGCCCGCCCTTGCGCATGCCTCTATTCACGCCATCGAAGAGGCCGAAGCACTCCTGGAGCACCTCGCCCCCGACGTTCCGACCGAGAGCCGATAGGCCTTCAAGCCGCAGCCCGCCTGCTCCGTTGCAACGATCTCCAGATCGCGAAATTCTTGTCGAACGACCGCTGCTCGGCGCGCTTCCGCCATGCCCGGCCCGGCGAGACGAGCCCAGAATTGCAGCCGGATACCCTGCCCTGCTCACGCAGCCGCTTTGCAACGATGTCTCGCATTGAACTCTCCTTTCAGGTTGAAGAGAAAAGGCAGGGACGCGCCGAGGTCTGGCGCGCCCCTGCCAGGTGGCAAGGTCGCCGCCTGGGAGACCGGTTCCTTGCTGGGGAAACTCAAAAGAGCTCATTGCGCCGCCTCCGGAACTGGTGCTTCAAAGAACCAGCGATCGTCCCATGCGATCCCGCGCGACTCTGCCTCGGCCCGAATACGGGCCATCTGCTCGAGCGTCATGGTCTCGCCCGCCCCGCGCTCCCAGCGTGAAACGGTCGGCTGCGTCACGCCCGCAATGGACGCGAACTCATCCTGATTAGCTACGAAGATGTTCTTTCGGATATGCGCGATAGCACTCATGGCGCATTTATACGCATACGCATAGGTGAGTGCAAGAGGATATGCGTTGATGTATTTTCTTTTCAAAGGGGGCCTTGATATGCGCTGGCGAATGGAGTTGAAGGTTGCCATCCGCCGCCTGCGCCAACTGGCAGGCATGACACAACACGCGTTTGCCGACGCACTCGGCACGACGCAACCAACCGTGTCCCGATGGGAAACCGGCTCCAAGCCAGAGTTTGAGCATATTGCAAAGCTCAAATCTTTTGCCGAGGAGCACAATTACGAGTTCGACCTGTCCGAGACTGGCTGGGAAACTGGCTGGACGCAAAGAGTGAGTATTTTCGGATACGTAGGAGCCGGCGCCGAAGTGCTGCCCCACAACGATTCTGAGCACCATGGCCTCGACGAGGTCGAGGTGGATTTCCCCATTCCCGAGGGAACCGGCGCCGTAATCGTCAGGGGCGAATCACAGATGCCGATCTTCGAAGACGGCGACCTGATCGGCTACCACAAGGAAGGTCGGCCACCCGCCGACCTGGTCGGCCGTATGTGCATCGTACGCCTGGCCGACGGGCGAATGTTCATCAAGAAAATCAAGCGAGGCTCCGGCCCAGGTTTCTTTACGCTGACCAGCTCAAACGCAGCCGACATCGACGACGTGGTGATTGAGTGGGCGGCGCCTTATCGGTTCCGCATCCCGCGCGAGGAATGGACACGCTACTAGGCGTTCAGCCCCTGCCCCGCCTCCGCGACGAAACTCTCGCAAGCTTCCCTGATTGACGCCACCAAACCAGGCGCCGGCGCCTCGCACATCACGATCGCGTCGCCGATAAGGCCGCCGCTCATGATCGGGATAACCTGAAATACATCCGCCTTTAGGGCCGACTGCCGCTCCAGCCGGAATGAATAGGCCGGGAAGCTCGCCTCGAGCCACGCCTTGAAACGCTCCCCTCGCGAGAGAATGCCGCTTCGCACCTCAGCCGGCGGCACGATCACAAATTCTTTCACCTGTGGTTGATTCATGAGCCGCGCGCTCCTCGTTCTCTCTTGGTTCTTGTTTTCCAAGCAGATTTGGCGCCGTGCGTCCAGCTTCGGAGGGTCGCGGCAGGCAGATTTCGCCCATTAGCAGTATGCGTATGCGTATTTTTGCACTTGCCTGATATGCGTATACGTATATATTCGGCTGCATTGTTTCTCGAACGCCGGAGACGAGCGATGCACCCGAACAGCGCAACCGACACCCCCAACATCATCCAGCGCATGGCCGAGACGATGCGCTCGATCGGCGAAGGCTGCACCGATCGCGACCTGATGCTGATCGGCAAATTCTCCGAACGTCAGATCAAGCTCTTCGGTTCGCAGGCCACCGAGCTCGCCACCGCCATGGCGAAAGCGGCGTAGCCGCCATGGCGAAGAGGGCGCGCCGCCGTGAGCCCTTGCCCCTGTGGTTCACGCGCGGCGCGCTCGCCGGCCTCGGCCTGACGCTTCCCCTTCACGTCTTCCTGCTCTGGAGCCTCTGGCCATGAACGAGCGTCCCGCAATGCACTTCACCGGCTACAACAAGGCGCGGCTCGAAGCCCGCCCCGATCGCTTCTTCCTCGCCTGCGCCATCCTTGCGCTTTCGATCGCGCTGCTGATGTCCGCCGCGCTGGCGACCAGCACCGCCTTCAAGAAGGAATGGCAGTTTGCGTCGGAGGCGAAGGTCTGATGCCCGTCGCCCTGCCGATCGGCCATGACGCCGCCACGCGCCGCGAGCGCGCCTTCGCCAGACCCGGCCCGCTGGACACGCTTCGCGGCCAGCAGCTGACGGTCAAGGAGCGCTCCGCGCTGCTCGACTGCTACGCCACCCCGGATCGCACCTTCCTTGAGATCGCCACCTCGCACGGTGTCGACCGCGAACGCCTGCAGGAGCTGTGGTTCGATCTCTTCCTCTCGCCCACCCAAAGGTCCTGAATGATGTCCCACCTCATCAAAAAGCGCGGCACGATGCCCGCCGAGAGCATCGTCTACCGCGACTGGAAAAACGGCGTCGCCTCCAGCGACATGGCCGAACGATACGGCGTCACGCTTGGCGGCCTCGAGTACTACCTCCGCTATCGCGTCGATGGTTGGAAACGCCAGCCGCCGCCGCAGATCACCGGCAACACCCGCAAGGTCGTCCGCACCATGACCGTGCTCAGCCCGAACGGCTTGCGCGAAATCGAAATCTCGCTTCCGCGCATCTCGATGCACGTCAAGGCCATGGAGGGAAGGGTATGACGGGCGAGCACGACAAAACGCTAGGAGCCGGCGAGAATGACCCGTGGAGTGCGGAAGCAGTGCCCGGGGAAGACATCGTCAAGTGGCTCGAGTATCGCGCCGGCATCGAGGACCAGCTGGCCGGGGAGGCATCCACGGACTTAGGTCAGCAGGCTCACAGTTTCGATGCGGGCCGCTACCGCAAAGCCGCGCAGCTGATCGCCGCTTCGACCAAGCCGATCGGCGGGGTCAACACCAACCACAGAGCTGCGATAGACGCCTTCAATGCGGCGGCAGACCGAACCAAGGTCATCCCCAGCACCGTTCGCACCGCCTTTCTCGACCAGAACGTCAAGCTGCCGCTCCGGCTTTGCGAGGAGGAAGTCGGCGTCGTGCTCGACGATGACGGCGTCGACGTCTTCACGGTCGACAGCAACGGCGGCCGCCCCGACGAGGAAGTCTCGACGATCGCGCTTCTCATCGTCGAGTGCGTCAACGCCGAGGCCGGCTTCGGCGAGGAGCGCACGGATGTCTAAGCTCCTCCCCTTCCGCATCCATTTCGAAGATCCGGAGATCGCCCCGCTCGATCTAGACGCGCGCGACGCCAACGACGCGCGCCAGCTCGCCGCCACCCGCCGCGGCGTCCCCGCCGCCGCCATCCGCAAGGTCAAGATCATCAGGGAGCAGGCCAATGGCTAGAGATACAGGAGGCCCGGCCTTTCCGCGCCCGGCTGGCACGAACGGCGCCGCCCATCCGGCTGATCGCTGGGACAATAGCGGTCAGCCCGGCATGAGCCTGCGCGACTGGTTCGCCGGCCATGCGCTTATCGGCATCATGCAGGCGGATATGAGCGAGGAGGAGTTTACAGTCTCGCCTCAGATACTGGCCCGGACAGCCTACCGCATGGCCGATGCAATGCTCGCCGAAAGGGAGGTCGTCCATGGCTGACGAACTCACCCCGAAGCGCATCATACAGCCCTCGCCGCAGCAGAAGCGCATGGACGCGATCCGCAACCGGGTCGCGCTCGCCGCCACCGATTGGGGCGTCCAGTCCGATGGCGGCAAGCTATGCCTGACGGCGACGAGCAGGGAAGGAACCGCGCTCGTCGCGACGATCACCGCCGGCGCGCCGATCGGCGACAGCGAAATGGCGCTGAACGCCCCGGATGACCTGATCTGGCTGCTCAGAACCTACGACGCCCTCGCCGGCCGCTACCGCACCTTGCGCGGCGATCGTGGCCACCAAGCGCCCCCGCATGAGCAGCAGAAGCCGAAAGACTATGCCGCAGAATGCGCCATGAAATGCGCCGAGCCGGCCTTCAAGAAGTTCCTCGAGGAATGCCACGGCCTCGAACGCCCCCTGACCGACGACCGCGCCGCCAACAAGGTGCGCTTCATCCTGAAAATCGGCTCGCGAGCCGAGCTGAACGACGACTCAAACGCGGCCGAGCGCTGGAAGCGGCTGCGCAACGATTTCGATGCCTGGAGAAAAAGATGATGATGAAAACTGCCGATCCGATCAGCCACCAGGCCTTTTCGACGTCGTTCCTGCTCTTCGCCCAGTATGGCGGCAAGGCGGTTATCCCCGTCGAGGATGTCTGCCGCGACTATTTCAATCACCTGACGCCGGACAAGTTCCTGCGCAAGGTCGGCGCCGGCGAGATCGCCCTGCCCGTCGTGCGGGCCGAAACTTCGCAGAAGTGCCAGAAAGGCGTCTACCTGCAGGACCTGGCCAACTATCTGGACCAGCGTCGCGAGGCGGCATTGAAGGAGTTTCGCCAATTGCACCGTTGACCGGGAATCACCACATCTCTGGCTTCAGCAAGGCGCCTTCGGGCGCCTTGTCCGTTTCGGCAGCAGCGCGCCACCCCGATTTACCACCGGCCGGAGCGGGATACGAAACAGCCATTTCGCTACAATTTTGCTACAGCCGTTTAGCCGCTATTGTTTTCGTTTCACTTTTTAGCGGTTTCAATCCCATCGATCATCGGCGCCACGGCGAACACGGGCCTCTTGAAGTACCGACCCTTCTCAGACGTTCCGACCGTTTGCGACATCTCTCTCATGGTCTGGTCAATTCTCTTCCATTTTCTTGACCGCACGCAACACGGCCAAATGGCGGCCTTGTAGCGTCGACTGGGCGAAGTCCAAGCGACTGCGCCCACGCGGACGCCTTATACTGCGCCGACATCGATAAAGCGAGATGGCTTGGCTGTCCGGTGCGCTACGCAGATGCTAGCCGGCGCCCATGCGATACAGATGCGCTGCCGGGACCCAGCGGCCGAGGAACCGGCGCACGCATCCGTCATGCGGCGGGAATGTCTCGCCAGCTACCGAAACCCTGCCTGGCGAAACCAATCCTGGACACCGGCCAGCACGGCCGCCTTGGCGGTTTCGAGCGTCGACGCGTAGTGAAAGCCTGTATTGTTGGTGCCGTTGCAATGGGAAATCCGCCATGCCCAGTCGCTCATCGTCTCGCGCTTCATGACGAAGGCGACTTCGTGCCGGCCGAGCATGGCACAATAGGTCCCGTTGCGCAGCGGCAACCACATCAAACGAATTTCTGCAACCTCTACCATTTATGTCTCCCCAGCAGAAAATATATAGGCTCGCCATCAAGTCATTGAAACCCGTACATTTAAGGGGCTTTCAGGCCAACGTCGTTACGGACGACACATCTGCAAGTGTGAACAACCGTGGATAGGAAATTTCCGCGTGGCCGAGATACGGAAGCGGGCGTCCGCAATCCCTCGCCCGCACCGGATCGCCCGATTTCTCGAAAGTGCGGACAAACGAGAAATCCTGCGCTAGATTAAAGAGCCTTGCCCGCCGACGCGCACAAAGGCCGCGCGGAACCGGACAATGGCCGACGACGTTTTTTGCATTGAATCCCGAGAGGCGGCAGGAGCAGTGCGCGAGGGGCCCTCCACCCGACTACCGGAACCGAAATCGCGGTACGCCCGGACTTGCCCGGGACGTTGTACTTCAGGAGGAGAAGCATGCATCAGGTGTTGTGGAACCGCCCCATCGAACTTGGGTTGATTAGCGGCGATGTCCGCATGGTGAAGGGGCCGTCCGACGCGCTCGCATGCCTGGCGGGCCAATGGCCCCACCGCGGTCCCTATTACGTCGCGGCACGCAGTGCCTGCCGCGCGGCGATCGCCGGTCGCCGGACTCCCGACGAGGCCCGCCGGCTGTTCATTTTCGCGGTTGAGGAAGCGCACCTGACGGCTCATTGA